TCTAATGTTTTATCAGATTCTGTTTTAGAAAATATAATTTTAAATGCACAATATAGAATTTTTAGAGATGTGCCTATTGATGCAGATAGAAAACAACAAATAGGTGATTTGGTTGCAGGACAAGAAACAATTAATGCTCCAGCAGGAGCAGTTTTTATTAGAGGAATACAGGTTTATGATTCAACATCTGCCTCTACAGGGCCAAATGTTTGGTTAGAAAAAAAAGACATTACATATTTACAAGAATATATATCTTCAACGGCGTCTGCTAAAAGAGGTCAACCAAAATACTATGCTATGTTTGGAGGTGCTACAGGTGAGGCAGATACTAATTCAGGAAGAATGATGTTTGCTCCAGTTCCAGATACAACGTATAAATTTAGAGTTCATTACAACGCTGCACCAGCTTTATTAGAAAATAATGACACTAATTATATTAGTTTAAACTTTCCAAATGGGCTACTATATTGCTGTCTATCAGAAACATATGGCTTTTTAAAAGGTCCAATAGATATGTTGACACTATATGAAAATAAGTATAAACAAGAGGTACAGAAGTTTGCTCAAGAGCAAGTTGGTAGAAGACGAAGAGATGACTACACTGATGGCGCTGTTCGTTTACAGATTAACTCAGCAAACCCATAGGAGATAAATTATGGCAATATCATCGGCGATTTGTACAAGTTTCAAACAAGAAATTTTAGTAGGCACGCATAATTTTACTGCTTCAAGTGGTAATACTTTTAAAATAGCATTGTATGATAGTGATGCTAGTTTAGGTGCAGGCACAACTGCATATTCAACTTCAGAAGAAATTTCAAACACATCTGGATCTGCATACTCTGCAGGTGGTGCAACATTAACAAGTGTTACTCCAACAACTTCTGGAACAACTGCATTTTGTGATTTTGCAGACGTAAGTTTTACATCTGCTTCTTTTACAGCAAATGGTGCATTAATTTATAACGATACACAATCTGACAAAGCTGTTGCTGTTATCGCTTTCGGTGGTGACAAAACAGTATCTAGCGGAACTTTTACAATTCAATTTCCAACAGCAGACGCAAGTAACGCAATCATTCGTATAGCGTAAGGAGGAACTCCTTATGGCATCTACCTGGGGTAATAACACTTGGGGGTCAAACGAGTGGCAAGATGACGTTATTACAGCCGTCGTTTCAGGTCAAGCAGCTACATCACAATTAGGCGATCCATTATCTTTCAACGAAACAGGTTGGGGGAGAATAACATGGGGTACTGCTGATTGGGGAGAAGGTGCAGATGAAACTGTATCTGTAACTGGTTTAGAGGCAACAGCATCACCTGGAGCTATAACAACCGGTATAGGTGTTTTGTTAGAGATGATTGGAAGCAATCACTCTATGACAACGGGTGTTGGAAGTGTTGATGTAGATGCAGAGTTAGGTGTTCCTGTAACAGGAGTATCATCAACCTTTGCAACTCCAACTTTATCTTACACAGGAACTTTAGTTGGTTGGGGTAGGGATGATTGGGGTGATTTAAGTTGGGGTGAATCTCCAAATCAAGTTATAGGTTTAGTTGGACAAGATGCAACAGCGAGTGTGGGATCAATATCTCCTGCAGACTCAGTTGGTTTATCTGGTCAAGAATCTACTACAAGTGTAGGAAGTACAACTATAAGACTTGATTCAACACCAAGTATAACAGGTCAAGAATCTACAATAAGTCAAGGATCAATTGGTTTAGAATTTGGTCCTGCATCAATATCTGGAGTAGCTGCTACTTCTGGTGTAGGAAGTCTTGGTTTAGAATTTGGAACAGACACAAAACCTGTAACTGGAGTGGCTGCTACTTCTGCTGTAGGAAGTCTTGAAATAGGAAGTGTAGAATTAGTTGATGTAACAGGAGTTGCTGCAACTACAGCTGTTGGATCTGTGATTTTAGAAATAACTGTTCCTTTAACAGGTATAGCTGCAACTTCTGCGGCAGGTTCTTTTGCTAGTATTGCAGATATAACACAAGGTTTAAGTTTAGATGAAATTACAGCTTCACCAGGAATAATAGGAATTCAAGCTTATGGAAACGTTGACACTGGTTCAAATACAAGTTATAGTAATGTTTCAACAGGCTCGAATGATACTTATTCAGATGTTGCAACTGGATCAAATACAAGTTATACTGACGCTGCATAGGAGATAAAATTTATGGCATCTACATATTCGCCTCTGGGTATTGAACTAATGGCAACTGGTGAAAACGCCGGTACATGGGGTACAAAAACCAATACTAACTTAAATATTATAGAACAAATTTCAGGTGGTTTTACACAACAAGCTGTATCAGATTCTGGAGACACAACTTTATCTGTTTCTGATGGCTCAACTGGTGCAACTCTTGCCCATAGAATTGTAGAATTTACAGGAACAATATCAGCAGGAAGAAACGTAACAATACCTTTAGATGTTCAAAACTTTTATATTTTAAAAAATTCAACTAGTGGTTCTCAAACAGTAACATTTAAATATGCTTCTGGTTCTGGATCTAGTGTAGCTATTTTAAGTGGTAAAACTGTACTTGTTTATGCAAAAGCAGACGATGGCACAAATCCAAATATTGATTCTGTTGCATTAGCAAGTGATCTTGTTGATGACACTTCACCACAATTAGGCGGTAACTTAGATACTAATTCTTTCATGATAGATTTCGATGATGCTCACGGTATCAGAGATGAAAATGCAAACGAACAATTATTTTTTACTACTACAGGTTCAGCTGTAAATTATTTAAATGTTACAAACGCAGCTACAGGTAATGATCCTAAATTATCTGCTTTAGGTGGTGATTCAAATATAGATTTAGCTGTATCACCAAAAGGAACTGGTGAGATTGTAGTTGGTACAGGAGCAGCAGATGCAACGATTACATCAAGTGGTGCACACAATTTAATATTAGATACTAACAGTGGTACAAACTCAGGTGTAATTACTATTGTAGATGGTGCAGGTGGTAATATTACTATTACACCAAATGGTTCAGGAAACATTGTTCTTGATGGTTTAACTTTTCCAAATGCTGATGGATCAGCAGATACATTTTTAAAAACAAACGGGTCAGGTACTTTATCTTTTGCAGAAGTATCTGGTGGTACTTCATGGCAAGCTGTAAAAACTTCTAACTTTACTGCAGCTGCAGGTGAAGGATATTTCATAAATACAACTAGTGGAGCAATTACAATGACATTGCCTAGTTCACCAACAATTGGAGATGAAATAGCTTTTATAGATTATGCCGGGACATTTGATACAAATAATTTAACCGTAGGAAGAAACTCAGAGAAAATTAACGGAGCAACAGCAGACTTAACTGTTGCTACAGAAAGAGCAGCGAATACTCTCGTGTATACAGATGGAACACAAGGCTGGTTGCTGAAGAATAATTAAGGAGGTTGAATGACAACCTATAAAGAAATCAAGGGCCAGTTAGTAAGAAAGGTCAGTGAAGATCCAACTGACGCACAATTAGGACAAATTTGGTATAATACTTCAATCGGTACTTTAAAAGGTTATGTTACCGTAGATGCTGCTTGGGCAAGTGGCGGTAATATGGGAACTGCTAGAAATGCTTTAGCTGGAGCAGGATTACAAACTGCAGGTTTAGGTTTTGGTGGTCAAGTTTCTCCCCCACCTGCTGCTTATTCAGCTCACACAGAAGAATATAATGGATTATCTTGGGCTGAACAAAATGATTTATCAACAGCAAGAAATTTACTTGGAGGAGCAGGAACACAAACTGCTGCACTAGCTATTGGTGGACACCCTGGTACTACAGCTATAGCTAATACTGAAGAGTATGGTGGCTCATCTTGGACATCTGGAGGAGCTTTAGGAACGGCAAGATATAGTTTAGTTGGAGTAGGGACACAAACAGCTGGTTTAGCTAGCGGAGGTAGACCACCATCATCAGCTGGTTTAACTAATGTTGAAGAATATGATGGATCATCTTGGACAGCAGGAGGAGCTTTACCTGTGGCAAAAAGAGATGCAGAGGGTGCTGGTACACAAACAGCTGGTTTAAATTTTGGAGGGTCAATTAATCCTAATTCAAATACAAATACTACTGAAGAATATGATGGATCTAGTTGGACTTCAGGAGGAGCTATGAATTCACCTATACGTTCATTTGCAGGTGATGGTTCTCAAACAGCAGCATTAGGTTTTGGTGGACTTAATCCAGGTTTTACTACTCGAACAGAATTGTACGATGGCTCTTCTTGGACAATATCAGCAAATATGGCTACAGCAAGATATTATTTAGCAGGGTGTGGAACACGAACAGCGGGTTTAGGTTTTGCAGGATATGCTTCACCTGGAAAAACAACTGCGACAGAAGAATTTACAGATACGTTTAATGGATCAAAGGTTATAACATCGAGTTAATATGTCAGAATATAAAAACATAATTGGAAAAGGAGTAAGATTTTTATCAAGCAATCTTGATAATGATCAAGCTGAAGGACAGATTTGGTACAATAGTACAGACAAAGTTTTTAGAAATGTTATAAGTCTTAGTGCATGGTCAGCGGGTGCTAATTTAAGCACAGCTAGAAATGGTATTGCATCTTTTGGAATTCAAACTTCTAATGTTGCAGCAGGAGGATCACCTTATCCAGGTGTTGGCACTCTTGTCGAAGAGTACAATGGAACAGGTTGGACTGCTGGAACAGCTTTACCTGGAAATACAGGTATGGCTGGAGCTGCTGGAACAGAAACAGCGGGATTAGTTTTTGGAGGAATTGATGATAACCCTGGAAATACAAATTCAATTAACTCAACAAGAGAATACGATGGATCTAGTTGGACATCAGGTGGAAATATGGGCAATGAAAGAAGTCAAACTTCAGGTTTTGGAACTCAAACCGCTGCAGTTGTGGCAGCTGGTTTTTTAAGCACAACTACCACAACAGCTAATTCAGAATCTTATAACGGAACTTCATGGAGTGAAGGAAATAATGCTAACAATGCAAGAAGAAATACAGGAGCAGCAGGAATATCAACAGCTGGAATAATGTTTGGAGGAGGTCCTCCAGCAGCACCTAATAATCATAGTGAAGAGTATGATGGAACTTCTTGGAGTGAAGGAAATGATTTAAACACAGCACGATTAATGAGTCAACAAACAGGTGGGGGAACTCAAACTGATGCAATAGCTTTTGGTGGAAACATAGATCCTCCTGTTTCAAATGCAACAGAAAACTATGATGGAACTAGTTGGACAACTAATTCAGCTACTTTAGCTACAGCAAGAGCTGCTCCTGGATGTGGAACATCAACAGCAGCAATTGCGGTTGGAGGAAGAGTTCCACCAAACAATCAGTCTTTAACAGAAGAATATAATAAATCAGTAACTGTTATTACAGGTGCAGCTTGGGCAAGTGGTGGTAATTTAGGAACTGCAAGACGTGGTTTAGGAAGTTCAATCGCAGGAACACAAGATGCAGCTCTTGGTTTTGGTGGTGGAAGTTATTCAGCTGATACTGAAGAATACAACGGAACATCTTGGTCAGAACAAAATAATTTAGGAACAGCTAGAAATTTTGGAGGGAGTGGTGGAACTCAAACTGCAGGGTTGTTTATGGGAGGTCAATTTCCTGCTAGAGCACAAACAGAAGAATATAATGGAACTAGTTGGTCAGAACAAAATGATATGTCAATTGCTAGAGGAAGAAGTTCTGGATGTGGAACTCAAACTGCAGGATTAGTTTTTGGAGGTACAGCGCCTCCAGGTCCTGGATTAGCTACTGAAGAATATGATGGAACTAATTGGAGTAATGGTGGTAATCTAGGAACTGGAAGATATGATCTTGGAGGAGCTGGTACACAAACTGCTGGATTAGCTTTTGGAGGTTCTCCACCTCCTAATCCTACAACTGCAACAGAAGAATATAATGGTACTTCTTGGACTTCATCAGGAAATTTAAATAGAGCAAGAAGATTTTCAGGAGGAGTTGGAATACAAACAGCATGTTTTGCTATGGGAGGTGGAACACAACCAGGAACAACTACACCGATAGCTAACGTAGAAGAATATGATGGTACATCTTGGAAAACTGCAGCTAGTTTAGCGACAGCGAGAAATGGATTAGGGGGTTCTGGAACAACATCAGCAGGTCTTGCTTTTGGAGGAGATACCGCTGGAAGCACAGCTGCTAGTAATGCAACAGAAGAATTTACACCAGAGTCATCAGCATTAAATGTTAAGACTATAACTATTAGTTGATAATGAATAATATTAAGTATATAAGAAAACAAAAGGAGGAGTAACTATGGCACTATTTATATATGGCACTGCTACAAACACTGGAAAAAATTTCTTCACTGCTGAAGATAGAAGAAACTTTTTTCTTAGAGGTTATCCTGCAGACGTTTGGGTCGTTGGTAACAACGAAAAAGGCGCTTTGTGGTTAGCTGAAAAGAACGGTGTTGAAAAGACAAAAGCAGAAGCTCAAGCTCTTGTTACAGCTGAAGTAGAAGCTGCACAAGCTGCGTGGGATGCAATGTCTGATGAAGAAAAAGCTTTAAGACCAGATAGACCAACTGATATTACTCTCCCATAAAGGAATTTTATAAATGTCTGATTACGAGAGTATACATGGTACACGAATAAAATATTTAACTTCGGATCCAACGTTAAATTCAACGACCGAAGGACAGGTGTGGTATAACTCGACTTCAAGTACAAACAAAGCATTGGTGCAGATTAAAGCATTTAGTTCTGTTGCAAATTATCCTGAAGCAACTTTTGGACGTGTTGGTGGAGCAGGAACCACAACTGCTGGTTTAGCATTTGGTGGTAGAACACCAAATCCTAGTGCTAATTTTGATAAAACAAATGAGTTCAATGGAACAGGTTGGGTGTCAAGCAATGATCTAGGAACGGCAAGATACGGTGTTGCTGGTTGTGGAACTCAAACTGCAGCTTTAGGTGCAGGTGGATATACATTTCCGCAAATAGGTGGAAAAGGTCCACAAAATGCAACAGAAGAATACAATGGTACTTCTTGGACAGCTGGAGGAAATCTACCAGCAGGTATTAACGCAATGTCATTATGTGGTATTCAAACAGCAGCTATAAGTGCTGGTGCTTCTAATTCAACTTTGGCCGCAGGTACGTCTTTAGATTATGATGGTTCTAGTTGGACAGCTAATCCGTCACTTAATACAGCTAGACATAACGCAATGGGATCTGGAGGTCAAACTGCTAGTGTGGTTTTTGCTGGTTTTATCCCACCAGCTATTTTTAATGCAACAGAAGAATTTAATGGATCAAGTTGGTCAGAACAAAATAATATGTCTACTGGAAGACGTGATTATAATAGTTTTAACAATACCTCACAAGTTAGTGCGGTTAATTCTGGACACACAACAACAAATGTAAATACCACAGAAGAATATGATGGAGCTAATTGGAGCACTGCACCAAACTCTTCCGCTAGTCACAGAGGTGGCGTAGGATTTGGAACACAAGCATCAGGGTTATCTGGAGTAGGAGGGTCGAGTCCTTATCAAGGATGTGAAGAATACAGCTCAATTCTTACATCAAGAACTGCTCCGAGTTGGACATCAGGAGGAAATATAGGAACTGGTAGATATATTTTAGCAGGAGCTGGAACTCAAACTGCAGGTTTAATATTTGCTGGTTTTCCAACACCAAATGGTAATACAGAAGAATACAATGGAACATCTTGGTCAGAACAAAATAATTACCCTGGTTCACCAAAAGAAGCTTTAGGTGGACTGGGTACTCAAACAGCAGCATTAGGTTTTGGTGGATACAATCCAACTCCCGTGCAAACAGCAACAAACGAATACGACGGTACTTCTTGGACATCAGTAGGAGCTTTAAGTACAGCTAGAAGAAGATGTAAAGGTGCAGGTTCACAAACTGCAGGTCTAGCAGCAGGGGGTGTTTCAGGTGGACCTAACGCAACGGTGACTGCAAATAATGAACATTACAACGGAAGTTCTTGGACAGCAGGAGGAGCTTTACCAGTTGCCACTGGTGGAAATGTGGTAGTAGGAACTCAGACTGCAGCTTTGTCTACAGGTGGAGCTTTTGGTCCATCTCCTCAAGCTACAGTTGTTAACCTATATAATGGAT